GCCTAAAAAAGACGGTAAGTTTACTGTATATGAAGATACAGAGGGGCATCTAACAGCAGGACCAGGCGTAAAAATTTTAGCAGATGATGGTAGTGAACTTCCCAAAGTTTCAGAAATGTCATCTGAAATGGTTAACTACTACAAAAACAAAGTTTACGATGGTGAATCACTACAACGAGCTTTATTAAAAATATATGATGAAAAGAAAGCAAATGTAGAAAAAATATATGGAGAAGATTTAGCACAATATCCACCTAAAGTAAAAGCTGTTGTAAAAAGAACTTTGATTGATATGAATATGCAAATCAAAAACGGAACATCAGGTTTTAAGATGATGAACAAGGCTATCAAAGAGGGTAACTTGGCTGAGGCGGCTAAACAAATTACAGGCAATTATGAGGTTAACGGTAAATCTGCATTTTCAACTGACCCTGGCGCAAAAAAAGTAGGTAATACAGACTATTTTAACCAAATGTCAGGGAGTAAAGGGGATGTTCTTACGGATGGTAACAGAGCATTTAGACATGCTCTTAATTTAGAGCAGTATAAGAATTGGCAAGAGGGTGTTGAACAAATTGTAAAACCATCACAACCTGAATTTGTTTTTGACTATGGTTTTGGAACTGAGGGATTACCTAAGAGTGGAGTAGATCAAACATACGTGCCACCACAAGCACCCACAGCAGATGACATACGACTAGCAGGTGGTATAGATGCTTTTGCTAAACAGCAAGCTGCTCCTATTACTTCTATAGAGCCAACTCTTTTACAGCCTACAATAACTGCAACTCTGCCTAGCGTACAAACCACAACACCACCTGACCTGTCTAGGTTTGAGCCTATAGAGGGTGCTACAAGTGGATCATTCAGGGATCTTATGTCAAGTCCACAATACACAGGTCAAGACCTTCCTACACAATTAAGTGAACAAGAGAGTGGCTTTGGAGGGTTGCAGGACGTAGAAGCACCGAAGGTATCAGCAGGTGTACCGATAGTAAAAAGAGAGTATAAGTTGCCAGGATCTTTGTCTGAGCAGGAAGTAATGAGAAGACCTACAACTTTTACTGGTCCTACAGGAGCAGGGCTAGGACCTATGATGACTGACGATGAAAAAACAGCTTTAGATTTAGCGAAAGGTTACAGTGATCCCTATGGAGGCATAAGCTTTCAGGAGCGAGGTAAACCTGATATAGATCCTTCACAGTTTCAACCTTCCACATCTCCTGCTATTAATCAAACAGAGGCAATGCTTGGAGATTTTACAGGAACTAGAAGCACACTACCACAAATAGGGCAAACTGCAACACAACCTGTTACAGCTTTTACACCTTTAGGTAGACCTTCTGATATATCAAGGCTTATGCCCTCAACAGGAACACAACGAACACGTTTAGGGCTATCCCCTGGTGCAATGGGTGGGAGACAGTTAGGAATGTCACCTGGAGCTATGGGAGGAAGGTTAGCTATAACTGCTCCTACCACAAAAGCTGACAGAGAAACAGAGGAAATATATCAACAAAACTTAGCAAGGACTAGAGACAGACAAAGGCAAGAAATAATAAATAGACTAAACGACCCTGTGGAACAAGCTAGAAATAGAATTACTAATGACCCTAGAAGAAATATGCAAATTCAAATGGGTGAAAGCAACTCTGAAAGAGAAGAGAGAGAAAGAAAAGAAGCTAACGAAATGAGAATGGCAGCTGATCTAAAAAATCTTCAAGATCAAAACAGAGGACAAGATGATTCTGATGGAGGATCTTCTGGTGGAGGAGGCTTTGGAGGAGGCTCTACAGGAGGTGGTGACTCTACAGGAGGTGGGTGTTGTTTTATAATGTTAGAGGCTCGTTATGGGGATGGTACGATGGACGAGGTTGTACGTAAATACCGTGATGAACACATGACACCTCGTAACAAACGTGGCTACTACAAGTTAGCAGAGGTATTCGTACCACTAATGCGAAAATCAAGATTGTTTAAATGGATTGTAACAAAAACATTTGCTGATCCATTAGTGTCTTATGGTAAGTATTACTATGGACAAAACAAGCATGGTATCATATATGCACCAATTAAAAACTTTTGGATGCGTGTATTTGATACTGTAGGAGGTGACACAGAATTTATCAGGGAAAATGGAGAGACTGTGTGACTAGTAAAACGAAGGCGACCTGATGAAAATCAGCCCCAACAATAGGAGTAAATATTATGCCAGAGTTAGAAAACGTAGAAAAAGTAAAAGTAGCAGGGTTTGTTGATCCACGCCCACGCAAAAACAAAAACGCAGAGCGTATCAAAAAAGACGAGGAGGAGCTACAAGCACTTCTCAAAGCCAAGGAGCAAGGTGGAGAACCTACTGAAGAGGTCAAAGAAGTATCTGATACTAAAGAGGCAGACGAAACAAAACAAGAGGATCAGAATCTTTCAAAAGAAGAGCAGTCTTTTAAGAAAAGATACGGTGATCTACGGAGACACATGGCAAGCAAAGATAAGGAGACTGAGGAGAGAATCAAGGCTCTTGAGGATCAGTTATCAAAAGCTACTAGNNCTAGAAATGAGTTGGTACTACCCAAGTCTGAAGATGAAATAGCTGAGTGGACTAAAAAGTATCCTGATGTTGCAGGTATAGTTGAAACAATAGCTGATAAAAAAGCTAGAGAGAGATCAAGCGACCTTGACAAACGGCTTGAGAACATAGAGAAGATGAGGGTGGAGGCTACAAAAGAAAAGGCTGAGGCTGAACTTATGAAGTTACATCCTGACTTTTCAGAAATAAGAGAGGATGATAAGTTCCATGATTGGGCTGAGGTACAGCCTAAATGGGTACAGGATGCTCTCTACGAAAATGTTGATGATGCTAAGTCTGTTGCACGAGTTATAGACTTATATAAAATAGACGCAGGTATCTCAACTAAAAAGGGCGATAGCAAAAGATCTGCAGCTTCTGCTGTAAACACTCGCTCTAAGGCTTCTCCGACAGCAGACGAGTCTAACAACTACATTAGGGAATCCCAAGTAGATAAAATGTCAGACAAAGAGTATGCCAAAAATCAAGAAGCTATAATGGAAGCGATGCGAACAGGTAAGTTTGTATATGATTTATCTGGTGCGGCACGATAAAAAAGTGTTGACAAGGCATTTTTTCTAAATATAACTAACACGTACAAACATATATTGTCTGACTACCTACGACAAGTATAGACCCATCTCATTTGAAAGCATGTAATCAAATAGCGATGCAACTCTAAAAAAGCGTAGCCTCTGATAGCAAAGTGTTTAGTTCTTAACCTAGCCAAGAGGAGGATTTATCATGGCTTTTTCAAGTGCTACAGGCTATCAAAATTTACCCAACGGTAATTTTAGTCCTGTAATATATTCCAAACAGGTACAGCTTGCGTTCCGTAAGTCAACTGTTGTTGGTGATATCACCAATTCCGACTACTTTGGGGAGATTGCTAATCAGGGCGATACAGTCAGGATTATCAAAGAACCTGAAATCTCAGTCAAGTCTTATACTCGTGGCACACAAGTCACAGCGCAGGATCTTGACGATGAAGACTTTACCCTTACTGTGGATAAGTCTAACTACTATGCTTTCAAAATGGACGACATTGAGGAAGCACACAGTCATGTAAACTTTATGCAACTCGCAACCGACAGAGCTGCATACAGACTAGCTGACCAATATGACCAAGAAGTTCTTGGATATATGGCAGGTTATGCACAGTCAAGTTTACACTCCGTAGCTGACGCTGTTAATACGNNTGGTTAGTGGTAGTGTTGCAGTTTCTACTGCAGGTACAGATGAACTTCTTACTTCAATGAAGTTAAGGAAGGATTCCTTTGCCAGTATTACCACATCATCAGCAGGGGATCACTCAATCCCTGTCCAAAATCTAGCACCAGGTGCAACATCTGTATCAACTGCAGCTGTTACTCCAATGGTTATTATTAACCGAATGGCTAGACTGTTGAATCAACAGCAAGTTGTTACACAGGACAGATGGTTGGTTGTTGACCCAATCTTCATGGAACTTCTTGGTGACGAGAACTCCAAGTTGGTGAACGCTGACTTCAACGCAGCCGAACTAAAAAATGGACTTGCTCTAACTAGCATTGCAGGATTTAGACTATATGTGTCTAGCAACCTTCCTGCTGTTGGAACAGGTGCAGGAACATCAGGAACTGCAAACCAAAATGCCAACTTTGGTGTTATTGTTGCAGGTCATGGTTCTGCTGTTGCGACTGCTGAACAACTCAGCAAAACTGAAACATACCGTGACCCTGACAGCTTTGCTGACATCGTGCGTGGTATGCACTTATATGGTAGAAAGATCCTCAGACCTGAGGCAATCGTGACTGCCAAATATAACGCAGCTTAAGGGGGGATTATACAATGGCTACAGTTTCTTCATTAGTTGTTAGTGCTAGAGGTGTTGGAAACCCAAGTAGGAAACCCTACATGGTTCAAACTACCCTAGACTTTTCAAACTCTGCTATTAGCTCATTATCTGCAGGGGACATCGTGCAAGCGATAACTATCCCTACTGATACTTGTGTACTATTCGCAGGGGCTGAAATGATCGCATCAGTTCAATCAGGTGCTGATGGCAACACTGTTAACTTAGGTATAACAGATGTTGACCAATACATAGCAGGAGCAGACATTGACGATGACTCTGCTATTCTGTCATCAGGTATAGGTTATCTTACACCTGCAGCAGAAGCAGGAGTTCCTTTCTTTGTAGGCGCAACTGCTGACACGCTTGATCTTGAACTACAGGCTACATCGACTGCTCCAACAGAAGGTAAAATCCGTATCTTTGCAGTGCTTATGGACATGTCTCCAATAGGCAACGAAAATACAGTACATTTTGCTGCTGATGGTGCTGACGAAGTAGACAGAGATCTACTAGCTTAACTTTTCAAAATGTTTGGGGCAGGGCAACTTGCCCCTTACACTATCAGGACAAGGTGAATGGCAACTTTTTTATCATTAACAAATAGTGTATTAGCGAGATTAAATGAAGTGCAACTCACCTCTTCTAACTTCTCCAATGCGAGAGGTATACAGATACAAGCACAAAATGCTGTGAATGAAGCTATACGATATATAAATCAAAGAGAGTTTCAATATCCCTTCAATCACACTACTAAATCACAAACACTTTCGCCAGGTATAGTAAGATACAGCATACCCACTGACGCAAAGCACGTAGACTACAATACAGCTAGAATAGTAAAAGATACTACAATAGGAGCGTCAGGAGCTAATCTTAGAATACTACAATATAACGAATACATAAGTAACGAACATATAACACAAGAAGACGAGATAGTTACAACGACACTAGCAGAGGCACTAGATGCTAGTGAAACAGAAATAGATCTTACAAGTTCCACAGGCTTTGACAGCACTGGAAAGATTTTTATAGAAAACGAAGAGATAACATATACAGGCATTAGCACCAACACACTTACAGGATGTACACGAGGTGCTAACGGAACAACTGCCGCAACACACGACAACGGAACATCTGTGGCACAGTTTGATAATGGCGCAGTGCCTAGATACATAGTCAGGACATTAGACAATAACTTCCTACTGTTCCCATTTCCTAACAGAGCCTATACACTAAAGTACGATTACTTTGCTTTTCCAACAGATCTTTCGGCACTAACAGACTCAACAACAATTCCTGCACGATTTGGCCCTGTAATTATAGATGGAGCTACAGCTTTTGTTTATCAGTACAGAGGAGAGACGACACAGTATCAATTAAACTTTAGTCGCTTTGAGCAGGGCATAAAGAATATGCAAAGTTTACTAATTAACAAGTACGAATATGTGCGTTCCACAATGATACAACAACCTACAGGATACTTTAGCTCAGGAGCGTTGAACTAATGCCTGACCTG